GCTTTGTCTTCGCTGGCCTTGATGCGTTTGGCCAGGTCGGCGCTGTAGGCAGCGTTGCGTTTGGCTTCGGCTTGCAGGGTGGTGATCGTCGCCTGGCTTTCGGCGTTCGCCGCAATAGCGTCTTCCTTGCTCTTGGTTTCGATCTGCATTTCGGCGCGCAAGGTGGTGACGCGATACTGCTGGACGCCAATGAGCAGCATGGCGACCAGAGCGATGATGATTGCTGCGGCGATCGCTCTCATGTTCATCCCTTTCGCCTTGAAATTTGAATGTCAGTGCATCGCTCGGCCAATGCGGCCACTTTCTTCATGCCGAGGGTGCCAATGAAGGCGCCAAGTGCTGCCGCCATGCTTGACGGCAAATTGAAATAGGCAAGCAAGGGGAATGCCCCGGCTGTGATCGCGCCACACAGGCACGACTCAAGGAAGGCTTGTCGCAGGCGTCCGCCCCCGTAGATGACGCGTAAGAAGGCAATCCAGCACGAGAGGAGCGCTGCATAGAACATCGGGGCGTTCTGGCTGAGCCAGGCCATGCCTATCAGCCAGGTATCGGGATTCTTCTCGGGCATTTTCATGTCTCGTGGTTCCCGCGCATCGGGCTGTGTGATAGGTCCGGCACTCCGCGCATATCGCGTCCGCTCGGGGCAAGGACGGTTGCGTGGGTGCCGAAATTGAAAAAGCCCCGCACGATGGCGAGGCTTTGAAATTGGTAGCGAGTGTCGGGATCGAACCGACCTGATCAAGGTTATGAGCCTTGCCACATCACCAGACAGTGGAACTCGCCAGAATTAGTTCCGCATGTGCGGGATGGCATGGCGGACTTTCTGTCCTCGTCATGCGTCTTGGCGCTGGTTGATTCATGACTGTCTTCCCAGTCTGCCCGCCTGCACAACCCCCTGAGTAAGCGTTAGTAGGGCTCGCAGGCTGCCGGTGTTTTGCGATGTTACGGTACTAACCGGCTAAACCGTATCCAGATACCCCGACTCGAAGGAGGGAACTAGTCGGGCAACTCTGGCCGCTGGTTGAAACTCGCAGTCCTTAATCATGGACTCTATATATTCAAGCCCTGAACGCAATTGCAACAGGATGACAATACGATACGCCACAGCGCCAGTCTTGGCAATGGGCCAGCAAATATATTTATCACGCTACCTGTTCGCGGAAGATTCCCAGCGGCTCCAGCGCTTCCTGAGCAATGGCTAGCGCCTTGTTCACTTCCGCCTCCAACCCGATGGAAATGTCACGCCTCCAGCGCTGCTTGGTTCTCTCTGGCACAGGATCGTCACACCAGCGATCAGTTTCGTACCATTCGGCCGGCAGCGTGGTAGCTGAGCGCTTCCCATCCTTCCCCGGCAGTTTCGGCATGGCCCAGGTCAGCACCGCGGCATCCCTGAACCGTTCCGGCGCAGGCGTCTTCACTCGGGTACGCACCGCCCGAATGGATTCGCGCTTATGGTTCAGGTCCGGTGAGAACTTGGCCTTCAGGATCTCCCAGTGTTCCGGGGCCAGCGTGGCATGCAGGCGAGCCCGGATCATGCTGTCGTGCAGCAGCTGGTCATCCTTGCCAGTGATCTCCCCCTTGAGCTTGGTGTCCTGCACCCGAGGCTCGAAGTTCATGCCGCCGCCCATGTTGTCGGTCGATAGTGCCCGGACCACTGCTGTGACGATGTTTAGATATTTCATGCCTTAACCTCCCAATAGCCAGTACCCCATGTGCGCGGACTATTCCACCTCGAGGTTGATACCCAGCGCTCTACCGTGTCGCGCCATTCCTCCTTGCTCCCGCAGGTTGGGCATACTTGGATTATCCGAAAGTCAGATGCACTGAATATTTCCCCTGAATATGCATGACCGCATTTGCAGCGGACCCGCGCCACCCACTTGCTCATACCACCCCCTGCAAATATGCCTTGATCGCTTCCCGCGCAGCCTCGAAGCCGCCGCACACCACTGCCTGATACCCGTTATCCAGCGCTCTCACCTGGAACGCCTTCTGGTCGTCGCTCACGTCGGATGGCGAATACTTGAGTCGCTTCATTTCGATCCATAGGCCGGAATACCCGAAAGACGGCTTCATCAGGAACAGGTCCGCCACCCCAGTGGTGAACCCTTCGGCCTTCATGCGCTGAATCTTCTTGGCTCGCTGGATCGGCGTCCCGGCCAGATGTGCGCCATTCGGGATTGCGATCAGCAGTTCCTTGATCGCCGGGTATTGCAGGCGGAACCACGTAACAACTTTCACCTGTTCAACATGCTCCGTCGGCACCGGCAGGGCGATCGCCTTAGGCTTTCTTGCGGTCACAGCGGCAGACATGGGCAATCCCCCGATTGGCACTCAAAGCAGCGATTCAGCGGGCTATGGCAGACCACCGGCTCGACTGGCTGAGCCTTGTCTAGCGCCACCAGGTCGAGCGCTTCGACTACGGTCGGCACCATGAACGAGGGAGCTTGCTCGCCTGGACGGTAGACGTGGAACCGGTTGGTTTGGTGTGGGGTGTTCTTGATGAGGTAGCCGGTCATGGGTTCACCTTCCGCGAATCTACCAAGGCATCCGCTGCGCACTCACAGGCGCCGATGTCGTGCGATTCCTCGCGAATGGTGGTCAGCGCCTTACGCAGCGCTTCGTTCTCGTCCTTCATCCGCTCAACCCACTCAATCGCATGCGGTACGCACTGACCATGGGGGCCGCACTCTGGAATCGCTGCCAGCAGGCGATCGCGCTCGGTGATGATTCTGTCACCTATGGCGACCTCATCCTTGAGCTGGTCGCGCTCGATCCGTAGTTCTTCTTGGCGCTCAATTGCCGCCTTATAGGCGATCTTATCGTTCTTTTCTTCGCGCTTGAGTCGATCATTCTCGGCGATCAGGGCCAGAACGGCGGCAGGGTTGGCGGCGGCAATGAATTTCGCATTCGCCTCAAACAGATTCGCGTAACCGGATTGCTTTCCGGCGGCATGGGTACTGCCAATTGCTTGATTTCCGCTATGGATATGCCAGAACCGACCATCATGCTTGTCGGAACACTCCCACGGCCCAGGCGTTGCGGCCTCTGCGGCCTTCTTCAGCTCAGTCGTATCCATCATCACTTACTCCGCTTGTCTCGATTATTGGAATGCAGCGGCCGCTGATCAGGCTTCAGCGGCCAAGGGTGGAATTGTCGGCAGTCGTGGCACCACAGATCCTGATAGGTGCTGAAGGCGCTGGTGTCGTGGTTGGCGTTGATCGGGCAGGGCTTCTTCATGATCTCACCACCGTCAGGGTCGGCTTGGTGGGCTTTGGCGGGAGCTCAAGCGCCTCATCCACCGAACAACCTTTGCCTAATTTGTACGCGCAGTGCATGTACCAGCCCGCATTGGCCGTGTCGCTCTGAATGCGCTCGCGCAAGATCTGGAGGCAGGTGAAATCACTGACAGCCTGTTCAAAGCTCATGTGCGGCTTCTCCACCAGTTGATGGCATGGCCCTGAAGGCATAACCAGGCGATGGTGAGTACGGCGATGGCGGTCATGCGACTACCTCGCGATCCTTCTGCTGGACCGGCTCGAAATCGCCTTTCAGTGGGATCAGATTGTGCGGCGCCTTTTGGCACCATCCATTCTTAAAGACATCGCTTCGAAGTCCTTTCCCCTCGACAATCCATACCGGGCTTCCACTTGTGTTCTTGATGAAGCTGCCTGTTTCTTGAGAGATGTATATCTCGTCCTGAGCAACTAGAAACCTCAGCTCGACGCAACGACCGATGTTCTCTGAGAAACGGTTGTCATTGATGATTAGCGCCAGATCGCCAGCCTTGAAGTTATGGCTCATACGGAAATCACCCCTTCGTTGATCAGCGTGTCGATGGTGCGGAAAACGCCCTCGGCGTGATACAGGCGCATTTCTTCGTGGGTCAGGCCGTCCGGGTGCTTTATGCGACCATCGATGCAGGAGTGACAGAAGTCATCCGCCCATGCGCCCTGCAGGTTGTTTGGCTTGATCCCCATCCCGCAGGTGCCGGCGAGTCGGTAATGGGCGAGCACGGTCGTTTCCGTGTCGTTGGGACAGCCTGGGAGCCTAACCGTACAGTCGCGGCCTCGGGCGGCTTTGGTGACTTTGGTTTGGCGACTCATGGGCAAATATTCCGCATCGCCTCGACATATTTGTCATGCCGCTTTGCCTTGATATGTCGCACCAGAGAGTCGAGCCGACCCATTATCCGAACAGATGGACGAAACTGCGGATCAGCGTGCATACGCCAGTGGTAGCCGTACGAGTAAAAGGCGTTCGATATCCATATCTCGACACCACCTAAAGTTACCGTGTAATCGTCAAGCTTGGCGTCTGACCAATGCTTGTCGATCAAGCGATTAACGGCGTCATCCCACTCAGGGCAGTACTTTTCCTGATAGAGGGTTCCGAAAAATGTAGATGCTGCCCATCGAATGTAGAAGGTGCCCATAACCGCCTGCCTCACGTCCGTTTCAGTCAGGCGATTATAGCGCATAGTCCTTGGTTATGGACTTATTTTTTGCCGATTGGTAACTATTTTAGTACCTGCCTCCCCATCGGTCTGGCTCAGTCCAGCGCACGCCCCGCTCAGCCCCGAAGGCGTGCATCACCTCGAACAGATCGCTGAACCATTTGGCCGACTGCTTGCGGGTTGAAATGCCCATGACGACGAACCCGCCGTCCAGCCCCGGCACTGCCCTCTGCTTCTCCACGGACGCGCTGAAAATGTGCTTCCAGTCCTCATCCGACAGCTTCTGGCCGTACCACTCGACCTGATTGGCCACGTCGCGCAGCATTGCCCACATCTTGCGATTGGCCACGTCGGCGCGCTTCTCGTCCTTGATCGTGACGACCTTGGGCTTGGTCAGGTCCGTCGCATGCAGGATGCCGCAGAGCCGGTTCAGGTCGGTGGCGTTTTTCAGTGCGAAGTCAGCCATTGTCGGGCTCCTTGTCCATGGCCGCATCAATCGCTCGATCCATGGCCTCTTCGCTGTGAGTCTTGCTGATCTGGAATTGCACGAGATCATCTTGACGCAGCCACCGATAGCGCTCGGCGTCCTTGCGCAGCGTCTCAACCTCACGCTGCAGCTCGGTCCGCTTGTCCTGCAGATGCTCAACCAGATCCTCTGACTCGCGCAGGTCGGACTTCAGGCGGTCAATCTCGGCGATCAGGTTCGCCAGAGATGGTTCAGCATTGAATTTATGAATGGGAACCAGATCATCGATGCTAATTCCGAGAACGCTTGCCAATTTGATCACGTGCGTTAGGGGTGGACTTGATATTGATCCGGAGTCACCAACTTCATACCCAGCTAACTGCTGAGTACTCAAGCCGCTTTTCCGCGCCAGTTCTTTTTGTGTCATGCCGGTCTTGGATCTAGCCAAAATCAGGTTTTCAGCGAATGTTTTGCCCATCACACCTTCTCCTTGTGCGGCCTGCTCTCATGATGGCCGCGTTTCATCGTCCCATCGGCAAACACGATGCGGATGTCAGCCCCGCGAACCATCCTCACGGCGTCCTTGAGTTCCTGGGTCAGCGCGAAGCCTTGGGACTGGAGGCGGGCGACCTGCATTGCTTGGGGAGGGGTCATGGCTTGGCCGCCCCTATTTGCGCTGCCACTCCAACTATTGCAAGACGCAGGTGGCTGCCGTCGAACGATCCGACAATGTCTTCAGCGATCATCCACGCACCTTGCCAGTGGCTGGCCTTTACAGCACAAGGCATGTATGCCGGCGATACATCGACAAGGTAGTGGATATCAATGCTCAAGGACCGAGATAGCCGAAGCGCATCACCGTCATCGGCCAGCGGAGACCAGAAGAATATGGTTCGTCCGTCCTCCGACTTCGACTCTCCTTCACCGTAGAGCCAAACGCCGTCGCCCAATATTGTGTGGTCGTGCAGCTCATACCCAGCAGCCTTCGCCGCCAGTTCCAACAATTCACGATCTTCCATCACTTCATCCCCCAGCGAATCTTGCAGTGCGGACCATCCGACGTAGCGTCATCGCAGATCTGCGGGCGCCACAAGCCGATACGGATCAGGTTGACCTTTAGCCACGAGGACTGCATGCGGCCAGTGCTGGACATGACTAGGAGGTTCATGGGGCCACCTTCGCGCCGGCGGCTTCGATGCAATCAACAACATCACGCTTTCCTTGACGATGGCCTTTTGCATAGTCGCTCTGGGAGTCTGCGTATTCGCATTTCTCTGGGAGTTTGATCACCATGGCCTTGATAGCGGCGTCGGCTTCAGCCCACACGGAATGATCGAGCCCCATATCCTCAAGCTCCATGTCGCAGCGGTCTTCTTCCTCGCGGCGGATATTCCAGATCGCCCGGGCCACGCATTCACGAATTTTTGTAGTCATCAAAAGAACTCCTTCCCGCGCTGTGATTCCCAATCGAATTTTACGGCGATTCCGCCACCCTCCCGAAGACGGTCGACGCACCGGTCACCCATAGCCATCGGCAAATGCTCGGCATCCAGGTTGCTGATGATCACCGTCGGACGTTGCTGCTCGTACCGACCGTTGATCACAGCGAACAGGGTGGTCAGCTCGAAGTCGCTCGGCTTCTCCTTGCTGACGCCGATCTCGTCGAGGATCAGCAGGGACGGTTCGATCATGCCGGCCAGGATCTGCGCTTCGTTCTGCGTGCCGGATTTGTCGTAGGAGCCCCGGATTGCCTGTAGGAGCGAGCCGACAGTGCGGTACACGGCGGTGAAGTCCGATGTGCGCATGATCTCGTTGGCGATGCCGACGGCCAGGTGCGTCTTGCCGGTGCCGGGCTTGCCCAGCAGCAGCAGGCAGCGACCGGCCTTGTAGATCTCCGGGAATACCGCGGCGTACTTGCGGCATATCCGCAGTGCCTCCTTCTGGTCCTCGTTCTCGACCGTGTAGCCGTCCAGCGTGCGGCCTGCGAAGCGCTTGGGGATCAATGCCGCTCCAAGCTTACGCTCCATGCGGTTTTTCGCCTCAAGCGCCGCCTGCGCGATTTCCGCAGCCTTCTCTGCCTCCTTTCGGATGGTTACGCAGGACGGGCACTCAGTTTCGAACGTGCTGTTCAGAATCTTGATGGTCTTCTGCGTGAACGGGCCGTGGTCATCGCACAGCGCTTCCCGCGTGACCGTACCAGGGTCGGTGGCTTTCGGCAGGGTGACTACTTCAGAACGCATAGCCACCCCCTTCACGGGCAGTCAGGCCGGCGCTGTAGTCGCGATCAGCGAAGCCATTGTGCCGTGATGCCACGCTGGTGGTCGGCAGCACCTTGTCCGGGAACAGGCCGGTCCAGCCGTTGCTGATCGACAGGTTGATCACGACGTCAGGCGTCGGGTGAGCCTCCAGCGCCTTGGCCTGTTGTTCGCAGGTCTTGGCGGTCAGTGGCTTGCGGATCTCCCGGCGATGTTGGCACCAGTCGGACCAGGACTCGGCGGATACGTTTTTGGGCTTGGCAGGGATCGGGTCAAACTTCGTCGACTTGCGCGGCGAAGCTGCGCCCCCATCCTTATTACTGGTTACCTTATTATTGGTATCCTTATTTGTCGGATATTTTTCCGAGGTCAGATCGGATATTTTTCCGACCTGGGTCGGATATTTTTCCGAGGTCAAATCCTCTTTATTTTCAATGTTTTCCGACGGGGTCGGATATTTTTCCGTCCCGTCAAGCTTCTGGTTCCACTGTCGCGCCTTCTCAGTCAGGCGAAATAGAGTGATTCTCGATGTGCTGGAAAGGTCGATCAGTCCGGCCTGTTCCAGAGCCTTCAGGAGACGATAGGCGGTGTCCGGCTTATCGGTCAGTAGAGGCAATTCCTCAACGATCTTGGCCTTGCTCAGCGCGAAGAAAATACCCTCATCGGTCTTTACCGGATTGGTCCAGCTTGGGCACTCGTAGACGAAGGCGAACAGAAGCGCCTGCTGCGAGTTCAGACCCCACTCAAGAGCCTTTGGTTGGTTGATCGTGATGGTGAACTTCATGCAGCACCCCGCTCAAGACGCACAAGCTCAGCATCGCGACGGCGCTCAGCCATGCCATGCAAGTGCTTTAGGCTTTCCGGGCATGTGAAGCGCGACTCGCTCGCATACTCGGCCAGCTCTGCGCGCAAGGCACCGAACTCGATCCCATCGTCATCTGGCATCCCGTAAGGCCCTAGCCTCAAGGTGAGGTCGAGCCAGACGAAAGCGTGTTGACAGCCGCCGCAGCGCTTGTGACTGAATCCTTGGCCGTCCATGGCCCCCGATATGATCATGTAGCGGATGCCGGGCTGAATGAATCCGCCACACTCTCCGCAGCGGTGTTCTTTGCGGGCTTGGACGCTCTTCTGGGTAATGAAATCGCTCATACATCACCCCCGAGCAGATCGGTATCGCGCTTGGCCCACAACGCCTGGAGCTTGGCAAAACCCTTACCAGTCACTCGGCAGGTAAACTTTGTCTTGCGCTCTCCGGTGTCCGGGTCTTTGTAGATATGCGGATCGGCGACCAGATATCCAGCCTCAACTTTGGCCTGATATGGCGTGTTGAACCGGTCAATCCAGCGATGCTTACGCATGAACTCGAACAGTCGCTTCTGGCCGGTGCCGATGGCTTGAGCGATATCTCGGACAGCATGAACGCCATGCGATGTTATGACTCCGTTGAAGAAATCCACTTTCGGGGCATCAGCGACGACCTTCTGTTCAAGCATCAGGTTTTCTTGCGAAAGCTCGCTATTGTCGGCTTCGAGTGCGACGACCTTGGTCACGTTTTCAGTGAGCAGGGCCAGAAGGGTTTTCGGATCGCTTAGGGCTGCGGAAATATCGAAGGCTGGCTTGTCCGTAACAACCTCCAGCTCCTGCCACCGGTCAATAACCTTTGCGCGGTGCTCGTCGCTATACCCGGCGACAACCAGGTGGGTATCTCGCTCGCTCAGGTCGTAAACATCGATTGGGCGCCCGCCAGTGGATTCGCGGCGGCTTTTGCGAGCAGATCGTAAAAGGCCTTTGGTGAACAACCGCTCAATGGTGGTGAGAACATCGTTGTGGCGAGCCTCGACCAGATCGGCGATTTCCCGCGAAGACATAGTCGGCGCTACGTTTTGCTTGTCGCCGAAACGTGGCGCGTGATGTTCACCTTTGAGAAGACGAACGGAGGTATTGCAATTTTGAGCAATGTTCATACAATGAAGTCCACATGTTTAGTAGTTGAGAAGCCGCCCTGCCAGGCGGCTTTTTTGTGCCCGCTGATTCTTGCATCTTTCCTACCACTTTGGAACCAGTCCAGAATTACGGACTTCGCGGTCAGCCACTGGCCTCCCTGGCGAGGGGCTGTTTGCTCCACAAACACACGACATTGGCCATGACGCCACCAATCTGAACCTGTTCCGCAGGGCTGGTATCACAGGCGCTTTGCAGCGCCTGCTTGATGCCCGGTAGGCCGATGGTCAGAGCCGCGTCGGCCAGCTCATCCACGGTAATGCCCAACATTGACGCAATGCGCTCCAATCTCTGCTGAGAAGAAGCGCTGAAGTCCATCACTACTGCATTTTTTCCGGGCATCTTGTATTAGTCCTTAATTACGTGATCAGGCGCGTTTTCTTTGATCCAGGCCCAGGGGGAGTTTGCCGGTTTCTTCCACAGCCTTGAGGAAGGCTTCGATCACTTCGCGAGCGAGGACGCTGTGCTGCAGGCCGTTGGCCACGGCCACGTCGCGAAGGTCATCGAAGATGCCCGTGTTGAGCATGATCTTCACTTGCCGGTCATGCCGGTGGATTTTGTCATCGTATGCCATAGGGGTTACCTAGTCAGTGGGTTTATTCCGGGAATTTACCCGGATTCGTGTTTCATGCTGCTTTCAGCTCGGGCCAGATCCGCTCCCAGGTGTCCGGGAACAGCTCCTTGCGGGTGACGACGCCTTTGGTGACCACCTCGGCTACCGCTGCTACTTCAGGCGATGCCTTGCGGTAACCATAGCCGATCAATTTCAAATGGTCGCGAGTAACGCCGGCTTCCTGGATCTCTTCGTCCGTTGCCGTTTTCAGCCAGGCCAAAAGGCCTTTATGTCGAATAGCCATTGTGTGAGTCCTTTATGGTCGGTGGCTGATTATTGCCCTTAAGCAACCCTCGGCGCAACGTCCTTTTTGATGGACTACCATATCGGCTTCCGGTTCATTTCACGCGCCACGAAAAATGTTTGAAATACCCCTTGCGCATTCTTTTGCCTGCATGTAACTTTACCTCCATCGAGTCCAGACATACGGACTTCGACAGCGACAGACCTTGCCGGATAACCACCGGCCCAGCAACAAAGGCAGCGATGAACTGGCCTTAACAGTTCAGAGGGTTGGCAACGGACCTGGGTGCGCAGCGTAAAGCACCAAAACCCGTTATCCAGTGGGAGACAAGCCGAAAGGCCCGCGACTGGAAGAACAATTTGATTGAGCTTGTGGCCGACGCCAGTTGCGGGTCACGGCTAACAGAATTGAATTAGCGATCCTGATAGCCTCGGCTGGGATCGCCGGACCTCATGCACCCTGCCCCACTCAGTCGGGCATTCAGAGCTGCAGCGTGCATGTTGTAAGGACCTGTGATCCATGGCGAACAGATGCCGATTGACGCCATGAGTAGGAAGCTCGAAGCCCACCCACGAAGACGACCGGCCAGTCCTGCAATCAGCAGCGGGCAACGGGCTACACCGATGACGCAACAAACCCAGGCTGACGCCAGTAGCGGGCCTGGGAATACTTCACCAGTGCGGCTTTGAGAGAGGCCGCAGCGGGAAGTAAATCGACCCTGGACCGGATACGAAGGTCCGTAATTACGGAGTAAGCACGCATGAAGCATCACATCGGTTTGTTTGTCCTGCTCTGGGCGATCGCCGCCTGGTTCACCCACGTGATCGTCTGCCTCAAGGCGGCGAGCTGGGGCTTTCTGGTGGCTGGGGCGCGGTTCTTCCCGATGGCCATCGTTCACGGCACTGGCGCGTGGTTTGGCGCCTGGTAGGAGATCGCACACATGGAAGCCAAAGCACTCGCACTAGAGAGACGACGGACGCCCGCTGTCGCAAGCCGCAAGGACTAATTACAGACGCATCATTCGATACGAGGTGTGCAATGAAACCAACATGGGTTGCTTTCGAAGAGCGCTGGCCAGCAGAGAACGAAGCTCCGGACGATCCGAGCGTGAAGACCGTTCCAGCAGTTCTGGTCACCAACAACCTGAAGGCGCGAAATCGCATGGGCCAGATGAGTCATGTCTGGTACGCCGCGCCGATCAGGGCTTCAAAGCCGAACGTAACCGGGCCGGTAGTGGCCTTTGATGAAGCCGACAGGCAAATCCAAGGAATAACCCACTGGCTTGAAATGGACGGCCTGCACCTGATCGCCGCCGAAGGAGAGCAACCATGAAGCGCGCACCTAAGTCGATCCGCAAAGCTCGCCCCGATCTGCACGACTGCGCCAAGGGGCGGATGCATGACGCGCCTATGAAGGTCATCACCACTATGCCGGGCGGGTATATCGCCTGATTGGAGATTGAGATGAGCAAGCATGTCAGCAAGATCAAATATGCCTACGAAATATTTAAGCCGAGCAGTCTAGACGGTAACTTCGGCGGCGGTTTCAACTCTCGCGTCCAAGGCGTTGGGTTTGTTCAGGCCACCGACGGCGCATACAGGGCCGAGCGCATGCAGGGCTGGTACAAGGCCGACGAAATGATCCGTGACGGAAAGATCTACTTCATTCACCCGTTCCCGCATGGCCAGTGCAAGCAAACCGGATTCATCTACGGCGGCACCTGGGCCTGCAACGGCTGCAACACCGATGGCTTCCAAAAGCCTTGGTGGGCAGTCCGCGTCATGAAAGACGGAAGCGCATGGTGCGTGGTCGGCGAAGGATTCGAAGACCTCCAGTCATCCAACAACTACGCATTCGGCGACACCCGAGAAGACGCGCTGAAGGCTTACGCCGAGCTGATGAACCGACCGGTCGCAGCATAACCAGACCGCCCCACTCAGGAGGCATCACATGGCTACAAGTTACGCAGACAGTGCGCAGGCACGAGAGTGGGACCGGCTGCACGACGCCTACGGGCGACCGAAAAAGGCACAGGCCGACCAGTTCCACAATTACGAGGCTGAGCGCTCGCAGCGACTGGACGCCAAGCGGCAGCGCGATCTGGCTGAGCGTAAGGCTACGGCCAAGCGAATCAGCATCGCCGTCGAGCAGATCGGCGACTTCTTCGGATACAACGGAGTCAAGGAATGAACACGCACGACACTGCAGTGCGCATGATCGAAAAGGAAATCGAGACGATCCCGGCCACTGAATTCCCGGTCATGGCCGCCTCGGTTGCGCGAATGGCGGTGTTCATGGCGCACAGCCTGGATGCAATCACTGGCGCCGAGCGCGATACCTACACCAAAACGATTCGCGGGCTGGAACTTACGCGGTATGTCGAACTTTTGAAGGGGAAGGCAGCATGAGCACGCCAATCGTGAAGAGCCTGATCGACGAAGAGATCGAGGCCATCGAAAGACGCCTCGCCATCATCGCCTTCGGCCTACCGTTCAACGAAGTGATAGGCCGGGGTCGCGAGTTCAGGGTGGTGGATCTGCCGGTGCAGCTGGCTACCACTCAAAGGGGTCGACGGATAGCGGTACGGGAGCGGACGTCATGAAGCCATTCTTCTGGATGTTAACCGTCCTAACCATCTTCTACTGGGGCATCTACGCAGAGATGCGTGAGATTCAGAGTGAGCAGTTCAGCCTTCCTGTGGTGGTGGCGAAATGAAAACAGCATCGAAATTCGAACAGGCCTGCGCGGATTACGCTGAAGCACGGCTGGCGGTGAAGAAGGCAACTCTGCGCATTGGGGCTTATTTTGACGAATGCACACGGGCCAGCGATGACAGCCGAGTAAATCGCAAAGGCGGCCAATACTCCCACGTCTCTCAAGTGCTGGAGTGGGAGGTAGACGACTACGGCAACGAGTCGACCTGCACCGCAGAAGAGCGCGCCGAGATTCTTGCTGAGTGTCCGGGCTGCCAGAAGGCATGGCAAGCCATTCAGGATCGCCGCGAGTGGCGCAAGAAATTCGGCATTGCCAAGCGGCGCATCACGCTCTTCGGCAACCAGATACTGGCGGCTCGCGATGACTAACTACCAGAAAGCCAAGCGATTCGTCATCTGGCGCGGCTCAGCCATCGTCCTCTTCGGCTCCACCTTCGTCATGCTGGCCAGCGCCTACGTCGGTCAGCTCGCCAACTAACTCAAGCACAGCGCCCCGGTCCCGGATGGCGCGGGAGATACACGCATGTCTGCAACTACTGAATTGGCCACCGTGCCACCGAAAAAAACAGCGCTGGCCGTGTACAGCGCGCCGAACGGCCTGGAGCCATGGCTACAAAAGATCCGCGACGAGGTTATGTCGTTCGTGCCGGACACCAGCACCGCCAAGGGTCGCGCCGCCATCGCCTCGATCGCCCACAAGGTCGCGAAGTCGAAAGTGGCCCTGGACGACGCCGGCAAAAAGCTGGTCGTCGAGCTGAAGGAAGTCCCGAAGCTGATCGACGCCGAGCGCAAGCGAATGCGCGAAACCCTGGAGTCGCTGCAGGAGCAGGTTCGCCGCCCACTGAATGAGTGGGAGGAGAAAGAGGAAGCCCGGGTCGCTGCGCACAAGGCCGTGATCGCGCACATCGAAAACACCGACACCGCCGGCATGACCGCGGCACTGATCGGCGCCAAGGTCCAGGACCTGGACAGTCTGGAGATCAACCAGGAGCTGGAAGAGTTCGAGGCCGACGCGCACCGGGCAAAGGCTGCCGCCTTGGTGATTCTGAGCAAGGCCCTGGCCGACCAGGAGCAGTACGAGTCGGAACAGGCCGAACTGATCAGGCTGCGCGCCGAGAAAGAGGCGCAGGAGCAGAAAGACCGCGAGCAACGAATCGCCCACGAGGCTGCCGAGAAGGCGCGCATCGAGGCGGAACAGAAGGCGCAGCGCGAGCGGGATGCAGAAGCGCAGCGGGTGAAGGACGAGCAGGCGGCAGCAGCCAAGCGCGAGAACGACCTGAAGCTGGCTGCGGCCGAGTCTGAGCGCAAGGCTGAGCAGGCAAAGCGCGACCAGGAAGAGGCCGAGCAGCGCGCCGAACGTGAGCGCAAGGAGGCTGCAACCCGGCAAGAGCAGGCAGTCGAGCAGGCGCGTCTGGATGAGCAGAAGCGCGCAGACGATGCCGCCGCCGAGATTGTCCGCCAGCAGAACGCCCGCGCAGCCGATACGGCGCACAAGTCGAAAATCATGGGCGAGGCGAAGCTGGCAATCATGTCGATGAACGTCACCGAAGAACTGGCCAAGGCGCTCGTTCTGAAAATCTACCGCGGTGAAGTGCCGAACATCACCATCAACTTCTGAGGCGCCCATGAACACACCACGACTGACCGCCCAGCTCGACTGGATGACGGTAGGCGCGTTCGACCCCGAGCAGTTCCAGGGCGATGACCGCAAAGAGTACGAAGACGAGGAGATCAAGATTGAACGCCAGTGGGACAACCAACCAATTTGAGGTGCGCCATGAGCGTCTACAAAAAGCTCCAAGAAGCCCGCTGCGAAATGCAGCGCATGACCCTGAAAAAGACCGGCGAGAACAAGTTTGCTGGCTACAGCTACTTCGAGCTGGGCGACTTACTGCCGGCAATCAATGACCTTTTCAAAGAGAAGGGTCTGTGCGGGATCGTCTCGTTCGGGGTTGAGCTTGCCACCCTGAAGGTTGTGGACGTGGAAGACGGCACGTCTGTCGAGTTCACCAGCCCGATGGGCAGTGCGGCGCTTAAGGGCTGCCACGAAGTCCAGAACATCGGCGCAGTTGAGACCTACCAGCGGCGCTACCTGTATGTGACGGCGCTGGAAATCGTCGAGCACGACGCACTCGATTCGACGACAGGGGCTCAGCAGCAGAGCCGGCAGCAATCGACGAACCAGTACGACTGGACAGCCATGATTGCTGACATCGCCAAGGCGCCGGACATGGCGTCGCTGAAAAATGCATTCGACGCCGGCCTTGCAGCAGCGAAGGACGCGAACAACAAGAAAATGGGCGAGACCTTCGGCAAGGCAAAAGACAAGCGTAAGGCTGAACTGGCACCACAGGGCCAAGCGGCATAACCAATCAAGCCCCGGCCGGTGCCGGGGTATCAAATCGAGGTAGAGAAATATGGCACGCGGCATCAATAAAGTAATTTTGGTCGGCACATGCGGACAGGATCCTGAAGTTCGCTACATGCCCAACGGCAACGCAGTAACAAATCTGAGCCTGGCCACCAGCGAACAGTGGACCGACAAGCAAACCGGCCAGAAGGTCGAAAAAACCGAATGGCATAGGGTCTGTCTGTTCGGTAAGGTCGCCGAGATTGCCGGGGAGTACCTGCGTAAAGGCTCGCAGGTGTACATCGAAGGCAAGCTGCAAACCCGTGAATGGGAGAAGGATGGGGTCAAGCGTTACACCACGGAAATCATCGTGGATATGCAGGGTACCATGCAGCTGCTCGGCGGCAAGCCGCAGGATGGCGACCAGCAGCAATCGGCGTCGCGTCAACAATCGCAGCAACGGAGCAAGCAATCAGCGCAGCAGCCCGATGACTCGCAATACGATCCAGAAATCCCGTTCTAGATCCTCGCTCGAGCCACCATCCCATCACACTGAAAACGGATGACATACATGACAGCAATTATCCTCGACTTCGAAACAACCGGCCTGAAAGAGCCGCAGCCAACTGAGGCGGCATGGCTTCGACTGGAAAGCATCCAGACGCTGACGGTCGCTGAGCAATTCCTTCAGCGCTACAAGCCATCAAAGCCGATTGAACTTGGTGCCATGGCTACCGCGCACATCCTCGACGAGGATCTGGTCGACTGCCCGCCGCACACCGAGTTCGCACTTCCCGCCGGCACCACCTACATCATCGGCCACAACGTCGACTATGACTGGGGCGTGATCGGTCAGCCTGACGTGAAACGCATCTGCACCCAGGCGCTGAGCCGTTCGCTCTGGCCGGATGCTGACTCGCACAGCCAATCGGCGATGATCTACCTGCACTACCGGGACCAGGCGCGAGAGCTGCTGAAGAACGCTCACGCTGCGCTCGACGACGTGCACAACTGCCGCCGACTGCTGATCGCGATCATTAATTGCCTGAATTTTGAGCCCGGTCAGGAACTGGGAAGCTGGGAACGGTTGTGGGAAATCTCAGAAGAGGCACGCATCCCGACCGTGATCCGCTTCGGCAAGCACGCCGGATCGAAAATCGCCGACATCCCTGCCGACTATAAGCGCTGGCTACTCGGCCAGGCCGACGTCGATCCGTACCTGATCAAAGCGCTGAAGAAGTAATCAGCCAATCCAACCAACTGGGCGCCAATAGAGCGCCCTTTTCTTTTGGGGCCGAAAGCGAGGTCGCCATGGGCGCATACGTCAGCACCGAATTGAACATGGTCAAAGAGAACGCGGCCAGGAGCTATGAGATCGCAATGCTTGAGCGGGATTTCTTGAGAAAGGGCGGGGTTATTGAGGTGTTGCAGGGGCCGAGTTTCGTGCCGCCACCCGCGAGGCATGAACCGCCGCCTCGCAGAAAGGCCGCCAAACCATTGACGCCCAAGGCTGTAGCCGAACCCGAAAAGGTCACAAAAATGACCTTGCGCGAAATCGAACGCGAAGAGCGAGCCGAAATTGCCGAAAGGGCTCGAGCAGAGCTTGTTGAGCAGGTCAAGAAGCTCGCTGAAACCATGAACTACTCACAAGCGATCCTGCGCACCGGACTGTCGCGAAAGACTCTGTTCTCTATGGCAAAGGAGCATGGTTTCAAGTTCCAGCCAGCAGGCTACACGCGTGGCGGTGTCGATGGCGCGAATGACGCCGACCTGGCCAAACGCATCAAGGCCTTCATGAAAGCCGGGCTTACCCGTAGCAAGGCCATGGAGAATTCCGGGCTCACCTTCAAGCCATTCCTGCGCATCCTGGCCAGGTTCAATATCGATTATCCGAAGGCCTTCAACTCCCGAGCACACTGACATGAACCAATACAACGACACCAGACAGGTCTATCGATCCGAACTGGCCGCTGCCACGGACGCCTTCTTCCGCTCTGGCGGCAAGATTGAGCATTTGGCCCCGCCAACGTTTGAGCCGCGCCCGTCGCGCACCGAGCCGGTTATCTCGCCCGAGGAACTGGAATACCGCGCCTTCGTCGAAAAGGTCCGTGAAATGGGCAAGACCATGAACAAGACCAAGATCGTGCAGGCGCTGGGCGTCACCGATCACCAGGTCTACACCGTCTGCAAACAGCACGGAATCATCTGCAAGCCGCTGCGCAACAACGGCAGCGGGCATGGTTGCGTCGATCCGAAGCTGGACGCGCCCCTGGTCGAGCGTCTGCGAGCGCTGGCCGAGATCGGCATCCGCAAGTCGCTGGCGCGCGCACAGATCGGCCTGACCTGGCATGTCACCGAGCGCCTAGTCAAAACCTACGGAATCGAGTTTAAGCAGTGAAACGCATCAGCTCCAAGGTCGCCACCCGGCGCCGACAGTCATACACCACCCTTCCACCCAGCGGCCTTTCCCATGCACATACCTCCTACAAGCTGCCAGCTCAGCATGATGGACGCGATCCTCATCCTGCTGCTGGCCTACCGCATTCACGCCACTGACGCAGCGATCAAGGCGTCGGCCTACAGCATCCGCGACAAGGTGCGCATCGGCTGCCGGCCCACCATCAACCAGATCATCAAGTGCCGCTCGCAGATGGAGTGGGCGCAGAACATTTGCGAGGACGACGAGCTATGAAATATCCAAAGGGTCGCCGCGGACCGAAGAATGACGGAAAGATCAGCGGGGTCACGGTTGTGTGGGCGCATGAGCCCGGCAACAGCGACGAGCTGACCTACTTCTGGCGCAATCGCGATGACTATGTCGAGGCCGGAATATCCAGCTGCAAGCGAGACACGCCGGTCATGATGGCGGCCTTCGAAGATGCGAAGCTGTTCACCGGCAAAACACTTAAAGAAGAGTTGATCGCGCGCGGCTACGACATTAGCACCTTCAAATTCACCATAGAGAAGCTGGCCAAACCACAATCAGGTGAGCAGCCATGACCGCGATGACGACAAAGGAACGCAGCGCCAAGGCTGCCCTCAAGCGCGGGAAGGTCGCGGAAAAAGAGCTTCGGCATCGGGTTAGGCCAGGCATTGAAGAGGCAATGGATCGCATCCGGGAGCGCTCGAAGACGCCAGAGATCAGCGAAGTCATCCAGCTGGCCATCTTCAAGATGGACGCCATGACCGACGCCGAACTGGTCGAGTTCCTGCGGCCCCCGCGCCACAAAATACGAATCAGCGAATCCGTAGCGCGTCGCTTCGAGAATGAATCGCGCCGAGAGCTGCTGAAGAATCCAAGCGATTCGCAGTTGGCTCCACTGCCGATCGGGGAGAAAGAGTGCAAGGCGGTACAGATCGACATGCTGGGCTGATCCGCAATATTCAATCTATACATAGAGAGCGCCACACATGAGCCTTTCCTATATTCGTGACTACTACAAAGTTCCTGCCGAGATTGGCCGTCGAGTGACCGCCTACGGGAAGCCTGGGGTTATCCTGAGCGCGATCAATGCTTACATAGGCGTATGCCTGGATGAAGACCCCGAGAAGCGCATCAGGCCGCACCACCCAACTGACGGTATCGAGTACGGCGAAATAACCGACAATCTGCCGCTCAAGGAGTGGGAAGTTTTGGCTGGCGGGAAATACGGCTGCTGGTGGCTTGATCGCGAATACATCGTTCGCGTATGGGCTTGCACGCGCAGCCAGGCCAAGTACAAGGCTTTCGAGCGACTAGACGAGTGTTTCGATAGTGCCAAGGCGATGATCTACTTCAAGGTTCGTCGTGCCTGAGCGGCCTGGAGCAAGCATGACCCCACGCAGACGCCGCAACCCGCGCCAACCCATGCCGCGCCTTGCAATAACTTCAACCTGCGAATTCTGTGAGCGCAATCGCGCATCCGGCAACCACTCGGCCTGCTCCAAGATGCGGCAGGCCAAATACCAGAGGGATCAATGATGAACGATGTGAAGCGTTACACCTTCAAAGGCGCAGCGGGCGAATATGTCTATGCAGCCGATTTTGAAAAAATACGAGAACTGCACCGGCTGAATTGCGAGAGTCATGCGGAAACAATGCTTTTGCTCGGACAATGCAGAGAGGATCTGGAGCAGATGCGCTCACTGCTTTCTTCAATGACCAGCGATTACGCCTGCTGCCTGGAGGCTGGTTATGACCGAATCACCTTTCTTGGTGGCGGTTGCGACAGTGTTCAGAAGATGCTGAGCGACAATCCAAATTATTCCAAGGCTATCGCCGCCATCAATCTGAATAACGCTCCAAACCCGCCCGGTTCGCCGGGTTTCTTTTTGTCCGAATCGTTGACTTGTTCGTTGACCTAATCGGATTGTCAGCGCATAGTGAGTCCATCAATAAGGACCAACCGGAGCACGACGCAATGAAGGCTTTTGTTTTCCGCACTGTTCAAGTGGATGGGCTGTCAATCAGGACGGCGGTTCGCCCAGGTAAATCGCACCTGACCCCGCTGGTGGTGTTCAACGGCATCGGCGCATCGCTGGACTTGGTCATCCCGTTCACCAATGAGCTGGACCCTGACCAAGAAATCATCGCTTTCGACGTGCCCGGTGTCGGAGGTTCGCCGGCTCCGCTGCTGCCGTACACCTTTCGCGGCATGGCCAAGACCGTCGCCACGATGCTGGACGTGATGGGCTATGACCAAGTCAACGTGATCGGCGTGTCGTGGGGAGGCTTTCTGGCCCAGCAGTTCGCCTATGACCAGCCGCACCGGTGCAGACGACTTATCCTTGCTGCCACCTCCTGCGGGGTCGCCATGGTGCCCCCATCACTCAAGGTGCTGAGCCTGATGGCCTCGCCACGCCGCTACACCGACCCCGAGCACGGTGCACGCATCGCCCCGGACATCTACGGCGGCGCGTTCCGTTACGACAAGTCGCTGGCCACCGCGCACACCAGCAAGATGAAATCGCCCAGCAGGCGCGGTTATTACTATCAAGCCATGGCGGTTTGGGCATGGACCTCAGCGCACTGGCTGCACAAGATCAAGCAGCCGACGCTGGTACTGGCCGGCAATGACGACCCCCTGATTCCGCTGGTCAACATGCGCATGATGGCCAACCTGATTCCGCGTTCGCAGCTGCGCGTGATCAACGACGGGCACCTGTTTCTGGTGACACAGGCCAAGACTGTCGCACCGATCGTCACCGGCTTCCGGTCGGGCGGCGTGCTAGTCGCCGAGCGCCAGCACACTGAATCGCCAATGTCCGCCGAGCATGACGAGCTGTACGAGCGGACCCTCGCAGCCCTTTAACCAAACACAAATCAATGGAGTAAGACCAATGCGAACTTTCACCACCGAACAATTTGACGAGATCATTCAGAAGCACAGCGCATGGCTAAACGATGAAGAGGGCGGCGAACGCGCCGACCTGCGCTCCGCCGACCTGCGCTCCGCCGACCTGAGCTCCGCCGACCTGAGCTCCGCCGACCTGCGCTACGCCAACCTGCGCTCCGCCGACCTGAGCTCCGCCGACCTGCGCTACGCCGACCTGAGCTCCGCCGACCTGCGCTCCGCCGACCTGCGCT